ATGTATTTACAATAGTAAAACTTGGTGCATACTGTGGGTTAAAATCAAAGGTAACGTCTGCTATAGTCCAAGCTGTATCAGAAGTTCTTGTAATTTTTTTAGGCACCATATCTTCTTGCACTACAATTAATGTATCAGCACTTTGTACCCAACACATTTTATTTAGCATGGCAGAAGTAATTGTCGTAGTTAAAAAATTATTACCACTACCTGCAATGTTGGTTTGTAATACACCATTTTTTATGACATACATTTTTTGATGTGTAAAAGCAAGTAAGTAAGCATCAGAAGTATTAAACTCAAATGAAACAAGACGAACACCATCACTTGCTGCACTGTCTAATTCAGTAATAAATTTTAATCCTGCCCTTCTTTTAACACCGCCTTGTGGAAGAACAACAACATTTAAAGCGGTTGTCAAACCTGAATCATATTGTTTAATATCAGTACGAGCTAAAAGTTTTGGGTCTAGTTCACCAGATGTAAAACTATTCTGTATAGCAATTACCCTTGACATTAACGTACCTCAATTAAATCAAAACTGTTATTGCCTATTGTTTGACTGCGTTGTCCTTGTGAATCTGCATTGGTACATTGCCTAAACAAACCGCCACGACCATTTTCAGATGGTGTACCAAAAGCTAACGCTCTAAAATAATCAGCTTTTGCTATTTGGTCTGTTAAAGGTTCTGCAAACTCTGCTGCAAGAGCATAACGCAACATATAAATAAAATATTCAGGAAACCTTGATTCGTCAACATCAGCTATATAATCTATATAAACTGTGTCGTAATCTGTTAATAATCTTGGTTGGTCAACATAGTACAGTTCAAATTCTGTTTGTGGCAAACCGCCTGCTGTAGATGTTTGAAAAACAGCTTTTGGTGTACCAATTATATCTGCTGGTAAAGCGTAAACATTCTTCCACTCTGTAACAGGTGTATCAGATGTTTTTGCTAATTGAACTTTCACTTTTGCAAAAGACCAAGGATAAATAGATAAGATATACTTTTTTAAGTCATCGTATAAACGGTCGCAAATTTTTGCACTATCAGTACCTTCTGTAAATGATGTCATTTCATTAGCTCCTAACATTAACAAAGCATCATTACATATAGTTAGCTTGCTATCCCCTGCCGCCATATAATCTCCTTAAAAAAGTATGCCCTGCCGAAACAGGGCAACTTTGTCTTGCTTAGTCAGAATCAGATACAGCTCCGATTGTTGTACCATCACTAATGTCAACGACACCAGATGCGTTTGATACCACAATGTGCATTGTAACTGTTCTAGTTCCGCCTGTTGCTCCGTGAACTATAATCATATCACCTACTTTCAAAGTATCTGAAAGAGTGTTGAAGTAGCCACTAGCATCAACTGCGGTATGTGCATCGGTAGTTGTGTAGACATACAAAGCTGGTAAATCACCTGCTCTGCCTTGTCCAGCTAACGCACCAAATCCAGATGTTGCATATGCCATAGTTACCTCCTACGATTCACGACAAGTTATTTCAACAATACCGTTGGTGTCAATACCAACAGCTCCCGCAGAAAACATTGAATTAACTAAGAATGATGCTTTTTCAGCAATGTAGTTAATCTCAGTTTTCTTATCCATATTAATAGCCATACCTGTAGAACTTTGATGCCAAGCTAGACATGTTCTATCAGATGAACCATCAATAGCTAATCCGCCTTCATCTCTATCACCAATAGAAATAAATTTGAAACCAAGGAATGAATCAACAGTACCTTGTGCTAATGCTTTGGTTGTGTTGACATCAATGGTTTTTACATCACTATCATCTAAGAAAGCAGCCATATTGTTAGAATGACATAAGAAAAAACGACCTTCAGCAGGAACGTTTTTTGCATCCATCAATTTTTTAGCTTCTAACACTTTGTCAACATTTAAGTTGGTGTTAGAGCCACCAATAGAGTTAGCTACGGTTAATGATGTTCCTGCACCATCAATAGCATCAATTACTATTTGGTCCATTCTACGACCAATCGCCATTGATAATGCTTTTACAAGTTCTGCTCTTTCGTCAAAAAGAACTTTGCCGCTAGTAAAAATATCGGAATATTCAGCAGCATTGTAATCTGACATAGTAGCTGTAACTTGTGAGTGTGTTAAGTTTAAAGGAGTTACATCAGATTGTGCAATATGTAAGTTTGCTACACCTGAACCCAACTTATTAAACTTGTATGTGTTACCCTGTACTCCCGCTCTTTCACGAACAGTACCAGCCAACGCTCTGTCTGACTGATATGCTTGCTTCACTTCTGCATCAAATAAGGTAACAAAACTTGTACTAATAGATGTACTCATAATATTACTCCATAAAATTAAATTAAATTTTACGCCTGAAGTTATCCAATGTGGGCATCAAACTTGTAGGTAACGCCTACCTCGTGTCCTTTGACTTTTAAGGGCAGCGTTTACTGTTATCCTTATGATGTATTCTATACTGCAAACACAACACTTTGCAACTAAATTATGTAATCAATGTTTGGGTCGTCTTTAAACCTTTGTTTAAATAATTTCTGTACTTTAGCACGATATGCAGGATTTGTTTTATATTCAGGGTTTCCTACCATAGCGTAAAGTTCCATTTCTGTAGGCAATCCTTCAGCAGATGGTTCTGCTATTGGCACCGTACCTTCTCCAAAAAACTTTCTTATTTTTTGTATAGCTCTAACACCATCTGCAGAAGAACCCACTTGTTTAAACGCTTCCAATTCTCCTTCATTTAGTACACCTTTCTTAGCTAAACCATCTGCCCATTGTGCAGTGCTACGTAATATTTCATCAGCATTAACACCTAGTTTTGCTTTTTCGGTTTTGACATCAGATTCATACTTTTCCATCTTCTCAAGCTCAGAATCTAAATATCCCCCTACAATACCTTCAAACGCACCTTGACTTATTCCGTGTTCTTTTGCCCATGTAACAGCCAAATCAAGCAAAGGGTCATCGTCAGTTACTCCTTTGTCTGTAGCAAACTTTACATCATATTCTTTTGGTGTTTTATGTTTGCCTTGTGAAACCATTTTTTCCATTTCTGTGTATGATTTAACCATGCCTTCAATATCTGGACCATCCTTAGTGTCCCAAAATTTTTCAGGAAAATATTCTGGTCGTTCAAACTCAGTTTCTTCATCTTCTGCAGCTATGGTTGTATCTTCGTCAATAGGGTCTGCAGCTAAAACATCTTCAATTACTTCTGGGTTAGCATCTTTTTCAGCTTGTTCTTCTGCTGCAATATTTTCCATTGGTTCATCTAACATGGTTTCTTGTGTTTCTTGTGCTGTATCACTCATCCTCTACCTCTCTTTACTCGTTTAATAATATCTCTCACTATTGAATTTTGCCCTTCACGACAATAGCCGTAAGAAGCAGATTCGCCCGGAATAAAACATGGTTGGTCTAACGTCATTGCAATCATATAATTTAAAACTTTATCACCATCTTCTGTTGAAAAAACTTTAAAAAATAATCTATTCATTTCCTGTGGGTCTGAATATGTAGGACTGTCTAATTCCTGCTCATCAGTTATGGTTAACTCATCCCAACTCATTATCTTCCTCCTGTGTAGGTTGTTGCATTTGTGCTTGCTGTTGTGCTAATGCTTGTGCTTGTTGTAATATTTGTGTTCGTTCTTCAGGTGAGTTTCTTAAAGCTGCAGGCACTCCTAATTTTTCTGCAATATAATCTGTAATTTCTCCAACTTTCAATGTTGTTACTCCTTCAGGACCTAGTTGACTAACAATTTGTGCAAACTGTACTACACTATTTATATCGTTTGAGTTTTGCGACATAGCAATAGGACTAACTGGTACAATTTTTATATCCAGACCATTGACTTTTAATGGCAATCTTATAATGCCTTGTTGGTCCATGATGACTAAAGTACGTTGTATTATAGGATTCATAACTTCTGTAATCAGACGACCGAAAGCACTGCCTAAATTTTGAGCTAATTCTTGTACACGTTGTTGTATTTCAGTGGCACTTCTAGCAGACATATCATCTCTTGGCAAAGTTTCATCTAACAAAATTCTTTTGATAGACATTTGTAAATCTTTCATAACAAGGTCTGATAATTGTGCATCTCCGCTACGAGGTAATGGTTTTAAACTTTCCCCTTGTGGTCCACCATTTCTAGCTACTGGAATAATTGCACCCGGTTTTAAAACCATGGTGTTTGGATTTAACACGCCATCGTCTGCAGCCGTATAAACACCTGCAATACCAAGTGAAGCATTTTTTAGCAACAATTCTTTTACTTTATTTAGTGTTTTTATATCAGGTATAGCTACAGTTAATGGTCCACGACCATAAGTTTCTCCGGCAGCTTTCATATACCTTGATACAACCCAAGGTGATGATTGTAATGTTCTGTCAACTATTTTGTGTTTGTCTTGTTCAGAAATAACACAATAATAATACACTCCGGAATCTAAATCTTTGTATGTAGCTTCTAATAAATCAATTTCTTTTGATGGTGTTTCTGCAACTGCTGTTGTTAATCTTTGGTTTAACTTTGCGTCTGGAAACATACTTTGTATTTGTTCAGCACGACAACGCATTTTACGATATACATTTTCAACTTGTCCATTGCTACCTTCTTCTAAACAAACTAAATACATTGGAATAGCAGTAAATCTTATCGGCATGTTTTCATCGCCTTCTTGTATAAGCATTACTGCTGTGCCAACACACAAGTCTAATAAAAACTCACCCATAGCTAAG